GCTCAGGTAAGATAGTTAATCAAAGAGAAAGACATATACCTACAATAGCATTCTTTTTGAATATATGGCTTCCTTTTAATAAAAAGGATACAATATCAAGGGACACTTATTATACGTGGTTAAAAAGCGAAAATGAGGTAAAATACGACACTATAAAAAAGATAGATGATAAATTTAACTCTTTAGCAGTTGATATTGTTGCAAATGAAGGCAAAGGTATATTCTATGCTAAGAATAAACTAGGAATGACAGATAGAGTAGAAAGTAAGAATGAAAACCTTAATAAGAATATTCAAGTTGAGGTCATTAAGTCAGATGCACCAATAGCTAATAATGAGAAAGATATAAGTTTAGACTAATGGAAGATGAACTAACACTAACTTATGAGATGTACTATTCTAAGGTGCTAAGTGAGTTTGTGTACCATGTATTGAATTAATTATGTTTAAGACCTCCTGTTTATTTGAAGCTAATTATAATGCTACAGAAGATATATTAATCAATCAGGGAGGTAGTTCATCAGGCAAAACATATTCTATCTTACAAGTCCTATTCACAAAGGCAGTTAGTGAATACAATGTAATTACAGTTGTAGGTGAATCAATACCTAACTTAAAGGCAGGTGCATTAAGAGATGCGCTCGACATCTATAATAGTTCGGAGATATTAAAATCATTTGTTATTGATTATAATAAGTCAGATAGGATATTTACATTCCTTAATGGCTCAGTAATGGAATTTAAGTCTTATGAAGATTCGCAAGGTGCAAAGTCCGGTAAACGAGATTATCTATTCATTAACGAAGCGCAAGGTATAAGCTATGACATATTCAATGAGTTGTATATGCGGACTAAGAAACAAGTTTATATTGATTACAATCCTAATGCTGAATTTTGGGTACATGAGCAACTATTGAAACAAGGCAATGCAAAGCTATTCATATCGGACCATAGGCATAATCCATTTGTACCACAAAAGATAAGAAATAAGATTGAGGGCCTACGATTCAAAGACATGGAACTATTCAAAGTTTATGCTCGTGGATTAACTGGTAAGATTGAAGGATTAATATTTAGAAACTTTGATATTATAGATGATATTCCTATGAATGCTGAACTAATCGGATTAGGGATGGACTTCGGATTCACTCAAGACCCTACAACATTAGTAAAGGTATTTAGGCATAATGGTGAATTGATAATTAAAGAACTAATCTATCAAACAGGACTAACCAACTCCGATATCATAAACAAGCTACATAACTTAGGTATAACAAAGCAAATGCACATTATAGCAGATAGTGCTGAGCCTAAGTCAATAGAAGATTTAAGGAGGGGTGGATTCAATGTCGATGGTGCAAACAAAGGACCTGATAGCATTCGTAACTCAATAGATACTTTAAAAGCATTTAAGATTAATATAACAAGAGACTCAGTTAATGTTATAAAAGAGTTTAGGTCTTACAAATGGATTGATGGAAAGCCTAATATACCGGTAGATTATAATAATCATACCATTGATGCGATTAGGTATGTAGCATTGAATAAGATTAATAAGAATACCGGTAAATATAGTTTTATGTAATATCCGAGCCAGTGGTTCGGAATTTAATGTCGTTCACGTTTTCGTGAACAAATAAGGCAGGAATGAACGAAACCTGCCTTATAAGATAACAACAAAAAACACATTCAAATATACACAAACATTTCTAAAATATTGTAATTTAATAATAATGAGAATACCAACATCTTATAAACAACTATCGGTAGAGCAATACCAACAGATTGAGCCTTTAATAAATGGCAATTTAGATGACCAAGTTAAGATATTATCTATACTTTCAGGTTTATCAGTTGCTGAGATTGAAGCTATTGAAATTAAGAAAGTTAGAAGATACTTTGTATTGCTATCATTCTTAAAGAGCCAAAAATGGAATAAGAATCCAAAAAAGTACTTATTTATCAAAGGTAATCTATACAGAGCGACTACCGATGCTGAGATGTTGAATACTGCTCGTTATGTTTCAATCAGTACATTAATGCAAGAGAATAAAGCAATAGAAAATTTAACTGATATTGGAGCATTGTGTTATGAGAAATTAACTTGGAAAGGTTTTAAGTATAGTGATAAATATCACAAAGAACTATCTAAGGAATTAAAGAAACAAAGTATTAAAAATATATATCCGGTTGTTTTTTTTTGTTTAAGAGCATTACTGCACTTGAGCAAAACTTCGGTAGCTTATTTGGAAGCCGAGAAAGTGATACAGGAGAGAATACAGGAGATAATGGATTTAATCCAAGAGGGGATTTTGAACGATACTGGGGATGGCAACACATTATAATTGAAATGAGCGAAGGTAATCCAATAGTTGAAGATGCGATATACGAATGGGAGGTTATTAGGTTTTTAAATAGATTAAGTTACTTAAAAGAGAAAGCACAGGTTGAAGAGCAAATAAATAGAATGAAGTTATTAAACAATGGCAGATAGCGTAGAAAGTCAATTAAAGCAGTTATTAGATAACTTTGGTATTCAGTTAGCAAAGGATTTAGAAGTATCAATGAATAAGGCTTTAAAGGATGGTAGAAAGCGTGGCAAAGGTGGACCTCAACAAGCAGCGTTACAATTCAATCCTGAATTAAAAGTTGATAAGAGTACATCTACATTAAAGATTAGAGCATCAGGTGATTATTGGTATTATATAGAGAAAGGTAGAAAGAAAGGTAAAATGCCTCCGCCATCGGTATTCGATAAGGAATATATGGGTAAAAATAATATCAAGGTACAAGATATTATGCTTGATATTACTAAGGCTAAAAAGAAACCAACTTACTTAAAGGCAGTTAAACAATTTGCTTGGATTATGGCTCGTTCAATCGGTAGGAATGGTATAAAACCTAAGCCATTTAGAGACAGAGTGATTGAGGATGGTAGGTTAGATAAATTAGAAATAGACATTGCTAAAATAATAGGCAAAGACATTACATTACAATTAACAGGAATATAAAATGGCAGTAACATTAATACAAACTCCATCCACAACTAAAGTAACTCCGGCATACAATGAGAATTGGTTTATTGCAAGTTCAACACAAACTGCACAACCTAATTTTAAATTTACAGTTAAAATAACCGATGTAGCGACATCAACACAATGGACTGAACAGATAGAGCCTGTTTTTGGTACTAATAAGATATACTTTGATGCAGGTGCTTATGCTGAGAAATACATGGTTAATTTCTTTGACGATAATAGTTATGGGTGGCAAAAATGTGTTGATGCTTATAGAAAGATAACAGTTAATATTGGTGAAACTTATGGCAGTACACCTACCTATGCATCAGGAACTGATTTGACTTATAATGTATGGAATGCAGGGTTAGATACTCAGACATTCGCATATTACAATGCAGATGATTATTTATATAACCAAACTACATCTAATTATAAATACTTAACTGCTATCGGTGATTTGAATGTTTATGAAGATAGAAGTAATTATGTTTATTTTTTAGGTACAGTTGGAAATACAACAGATTTGCCACAATTAAGAATAAGAACCTTTGATGTTGATGGTAATATTATTGGTAACTCAACAATAGCAAGGCCATCAGCTACTACAGGATTAATAGCAGACCAATACCAATGTATAGACATTGGAGTTAAGGGATTAACTAATATATCTTCAGGTTTAGTTACAGGTGCTTATCCGATTATCACATCTTCAGTTGCTTCATATACAGTTAGGGAGTTTGTCAATACTGGCTTAATAAGATGCTTCATAAAATGTAATCCTAAGTATACAGTTTATAGTTTACATTATCTTAATCAGAAAGGTGGTTATGATACATTACATTGTACAAAGGTATCTGAAAAAACATCTACAAAGTCAGCGACTACATTTAAACAAAATCCTTGGAACGAAGTATCAAATGTAATGACTTATAATCCATCAATGATGTTAGAGAAAACTCAAGGTATTACAATTACTGATTCGTTAAAACTTAATAGCGATTGGTTAACTCAAGAGGAGTTTGACAGACATCGTGATTTATTTGCTTCAACTGATATACGTTTGGATTTAGGTAGTTCAACTCCAAATATAGCAGTTAAGATAAACAATGGTAATTACATTCAAAAAAATAGTGATAGATTAAGAATGTTATCATTTGACTTAAGTTATACATTTAACAACCATAGACAACGTGGCTAATAATATAAAAGTAATACTAATAGACCAAACAGGTGCTGAATACGATGTAAGTTATATTCAAGAGATACCTATCTCATTAAACTTATTAATTGCCGATGTTAGAAGTCCTGATAAGAGAAATTCATCTTTTAGTAAAACCATTACATTTCCAGGTACTAAGGAGATAGATAGATTCTTTAGTTTGATTTGGAAAATCAATTTAGAACTAACGACATTTGACCCTCGTTTAAAATGTGGCATTAGGTATTATGTAAATGAGAAAATACAACTTAAAGGGGATTTACAATTACTGAATATAGAAGTTGATGCACTAAGTAAAGAAGTTACTTATTATACCTCAGCATTTGGTAAATTAGGTAATTTATTTGTTGAGATAGGTGATAAACTTATAACAGGAAATCCCGATAGTGCATTAGACATTGATATTAGTGCGGATGACCATGTATTGAATTTAACTAATGTAACAAATAGTTGGACAGGTGCTAATAATTATGTTTATGGATTGATTGATTATGGTAAGAATTTAGGAGACCCTACAAACTTTTATCTAAAGCATTTAAGACCTGCAATAAGAAAGAAAGTATTATTAGATAAGATATTTGCTAATGCAGGTTATACTTATACATCAACATTCTTAAATAGTGCTGAGTATAATAACTTTGTATTACCATCAACAGAAGAAAATCTATTAGCATCTCCAACAGACTTAGCTAATAGTGAATTTTATGCAGGGGCAGTTGGATTTCCGCAAGTTATTAATTATCCATTGTTTCTTAATACTAATGGTTCTGCAAGTCCAGGTTCATATACTTGGAATCCATCTTCATCATTTAATTTTCCTGCCCCTCCAACACAATATTATAATGTAATATTTAATGATGATTCAACACCTCCATTAAATGACCCATCAAATAGTTATAATACAACAACAGGTTTCTTATCATTTCCTTCAACACCAACACCATTAAGGACTTATAGTGCATTAGTATATTTTCAATTATCTTTTAATTTGCCATCACTTTCAACTACTTATATATATGCTACAGGGCAAGTTAATATACAATTAGGTAATGCTTTTAATTCAATAAATATTCTTTGGAATACATTACCAGGTGGTCCTAATTTTGGTCCAGGTATAAATAATGTAACAGGATGGTATTCTATTCCTGTAGTTTTAAATAATGTACCTTGGACTAATATTGGAACAGTTAATATAGCCTTAGATTATGCTTTTGAAGTTAAATATTTTACAAGTGCTGTATTACCTGTTGTAATAAATACATCATCTATTGATATAAGTATAGGAACTTCATCATTTGGTGGTCAAAGTTGGTACAATGCTAAATTAATAGACAATACTATTCAAGAGGGATTTAATGTTGAAATTAACCAAGTACTACCAACACAAACAAAACAAATAGACTTCTTAACTTCTGAGATTAAACTTCATAATTTATACATGGAGTTGGACCCTAATAACGATAAGAATTATATAATTGAGCCAAGAGAAACTTTTTACTCAGGTAATTTAGATTGGACTGATAAATTAGATTTAAGTAGGAAATATAAAGTATCTCCTGTGTCATTGCTTGATGCTAAGAGATACGAATATACTTATCAAAGCGATGCTGATAAATACAACAAAGATTACTTTGATGACTATAAGGAAGTTTATGGATTTGGCTATCACGATAATACTTCAGACTTTGTAAAACCTACAGTTAAATCAGATGTAATATATGCAGCAACTCCGATTGTAGGTAATAACGTAAATGGCCTTGTTATTCCTAAATTTTACAAAGAAGAGAATAGCGTTATTAAGAATGTTAAATGTAAGATAAGGTCGTTGTATTATGCCGGATTAACTACAATGAATTATGGTAGTTGGAACTTAATCCATGCTACAGGTACAACTACTTATAATACTTATCCGTATGTAGGCCACAATGATAATCCATACAACCCTACAAAGGATTATAATTGGGGATTACCAAGACATGTTTATTATACTTATCCATCAACTTCATACACAACTAATAATTTATACAATAGATTCTATTCAAGACAAGTTAATCAATTAACGGACCAAAATAGTAGAATAGTAACTGCATGGTTTAATTTAGATGAGTTAGATATTAAAAACTTCTCGTTTAGAAATGTAGTTTATGTAGGACATCCTTTAAATGCTTATTTCTATGTGAATACCATTAAGGATTATAACGTAATGAATAGACAATCAACTCAAGTTGAATTATTGAAGTTACAAGAGTATGATTACTTTGAGCCTGAGATTATTCCACCGATAAGACCAACAAAAGCAGGGATTGAGAATTTAGGGGGTAATGGTGAAGAGGGAATTAACAATGGTAGGTTAAGCAATATATTTGGAGGTAGTAATAATTTCATTGCTAATGGTGCAAGAGGTATATTATTAGTTAATTGTACCGATGTTACAGTTCAAGGTGATGTTACTGATTTTGTAGGAATAGGATTAAGTAATACTACAATTATTGGAATAGATAGCGGTAAAACAATTAATAATACTTATGTAGCACCTCCGACAAGTAAAACATTGTTAGTTCAAAATGATTTCACTATTGATGGGACATATTCAACCTATTTAATTGATACATCAATAACAGGTGGTGCAGGACTTAATTTAATATGTACATGGCCTGTAGCATTTACAGGATTGGAAATAACTTTTAAAATAATAGATGCTACGGGAGGTTTTGAAATAACAAGCGATGATACTGCATTAACAATAGATGGTAATGCGCTACCATACAATACAGGGTTAGTTCTTTATGATTCGCTTACTGTATTTATGAATAATATTAATAATGAAATGTATATAGTTTACTAATGAGAAAGATTATAAAAAAATTAGGTCAATTTATCGGAGTTAGTAGGACTTTGAATTTTGTTGAGGGTAACAATGTTACTTTAGATATTACTAATAATTCAAATAGTAAAGAAATAGATATTAAAATAAGTTCAAGTAATAATTACCAAGCTACATTCATAACTGCCCAAACAAATATAACCGCTGCAACCTATGCTGACATAACAGGTGCATCGGTAACATTAAGCGCAGGGACTTGGATAATATTTGCTAATGTAATAGCAAGGAATGTGAACGTAGCAGTATTAGTACATGCAGCCATAACCGATAATTCAAATATAGTTATAGCTGAAGCATCTCAAGGTGGTGCATCTTCCGGTAACGCATCGGTAGGACAGTTTGTAAACTTAAACATTACAGGAATAGTAACACCAACAACTACTACTACTTACAAGCTAAGAGCAGCGAGAGGTAACACAACTATTACAGGTGTATTTACTGTAATGGATGGGGCAGGAGTTGGAACAACAAATAATATATCAGATAATTCAGATAAAGGAACATCAATAATAGCATTAAGAATAGCGTAAAATGGCAGATAATAAAACAGTTATAGAAGTTGAGGTTAAAGGCACAGATGCAGCAGCCAACTCATTAAAAAACCTAAAAAAAGAATTAAAGGAAGCACAAGCCGCTGCCCTCAATGGAGATGGAAAGGCTGCTCAAAGAGTTGCTGAATTAAGAGATAAATTAGATGACTTAAATGATTCAACGAAAACCCTCAAAGGCTCAGGAGTTGAAAGGATTAGTAGTTCATTTGGTTTATTAGGTGAGGGGTTAAAAAACTTTGATTTTGGAGCAATAAAAACAGGTTTTAGTGGTATTGGTGCAGCAATGAAAGCAGTACCTATATTTCTATTAGTTGAGGGTATTACTTACTTAATTACAAACTTTGATAATCTAACTAAAGGTAGTGGACCATTAGCAAGAGCATTAAAAGCAGTTGGTGATGTAATCGGAGGTGTAATAAACTTTGTAACTGATTTAATTGGCTTGACATCCGAATCAGAAAGAGCATTAGGTAGACAAGCGGATGCTATTAAAAAACATACTGAGCAATCAACTCAAGCACTGGCTAAAACTACTGCCGAATATGATAGGCAAATATCGGTAATGAAAGCCAATGGTGAATCAACTGTAAAGGTTGAGAAAGCTAAGCAGTTAGCTATTATGGAAACTAATGCAGCCATAATACATCAATTATTAGCTTATAAGAAAGCAGGAGGTGAATTATCAGAAGAGCAAAGGAAACAATTAGTAGCATCAACAGAAGCTATTAAAACTGCTCAAACTTCTATAACTGTAATTGATATTGAAGAGAATAACAGAAGAAAGGAAGCCTATAAAAAACGATTAGAAGAGAAAAAGGCATTAGATGAAAAGGCTCAAAAAGAAAAAGAAGAAGCAGATGCAAAAGTAAAAGCCGATGCTGAAAAGGCTGAACAAGAAAGAATAAGATTAGAGGAAAAAAAGAAAGAAGATTATGAGAAATTCTTAGAATGGGAGAAAGCAGCAAGGTTAAAAAGAGACCAAGAGGAAGTTGCTGAATTTATTGAGAAAGAAAATCAATTAAAACAACAACAAGCCGAAGCAGAGAAAGCTAAAAAAGAAGCACAGGAAGCTACATTTAAAGCAACAGAGCAGGGATTAAAATCAATTCAAAACTTATCAGATATATTCTTTTTAGCGCAATCTTCAAAGGCTAAGAAAGGAAGTGCTGAATCAGAAGCATTAGCTAAGAAACAATTTAAAGTAAATAAGGCCCTACAATTATCATTAGCAGTTATGGATGGTTATAAAGCTATCACTGCTTCATTATCACAAGCACCTGTAGCTATTGGTCCTATTCCTAATCCTGCCGGTATTGCTTCATTAGCATTTGCAGTAACTACCTCAGCAGCGAATGTAGCTAAGATTTTAGCAACTCAATATGAATCTACATCTACAGGTGGAGGTGAAACACCATCGCCATCAATAGGTAGCACAGGCGAAACACCAACAATAACACAACCGATGGCTCAACAACCTACAACACCTGGTACTAACTTTGATGCTCAAGGTAATGTTATCGGAGGTGGTTCTATCAAAGCCTATGTAGTTGAAACTGAAATAACGAATAAACAAACAACAGTAAATAGGCTACAAAGTCAAGCCGAATTTGGATAATTTAAAACAAATGTAATTTAATACTATGGAATTAATCGACTTATATATTGATGAGAATTTAGAAGATAATAGCGGAGTTAATGGTATTGCTACCGTTGATAGCCCTGCCATTGAACAAGGTTACTTCGCATTCAATAAGAATAAAAAAACTATCAGATTAACTTTAGGTACAAACAAAGATAACTTTGCCCCAATATCCCCTGATAAACAAATATTAGCAGGTGCTTTAATGATACCTGACATGGAGATATACAGAAACGATAATGGTAGAGAATATAATTGCAGGTTTACAAAAGATACTATTCAAAAGATAGTTAAGAAATTTTCAATATTAGGATTTAATAATAGCATCAATGAGATGCATGATCTTAACAAACCGATTAATAACTCAGTATTGTATCAGCATTTCATTATTGATAGAGCAATGGGTATTAATCCGCCATTAAATCAAAACCATTTACCGGATGGGACTTGGTTTGGATTTGTGTATGTAGGTGATAAGAAAGTTTGGGATGAATTTATTAAGACAGGTATTTATACTGGCTTTAGTGTTGAGGGTAATTTTTATGAGCAATCGGTTAATGAATTAAGCGAAGATGAAGCTAAGGCTATAATTGATGCACTATAATTTTTTACACAATATACAACTAATTGTAATTTAATAAATAAAGAATAAAATGACATTTAAAGAAGCCGTAAACAAGATTCTTAGTGTAGAGCAGAAAACAGAATTGAAAGAATTATTTACTTTCAATACTCCTGTACCTGTTATTGCACCTGAGAATACTCCTGTAGCTGAGCCTGTAGTAATGGGTGAAGCTAAGTTAGTAGATGGTACTATCGTTAAATACGATACTCCTGAATTAGTAATTGGTTCAATGATAACTGTAGTAACTCCGGATGGTGAGTTTCCTGCTCCTGCTGGTGAACATACATTAGAGAATGGAACTGTAGTAACTGTTGATGAAACAGGTAAAGTAATTGAAATAGCTACTAAAGAAGAGGAAGCACCTGAAGAGGAAGTTGCACCTGTTGCTCCTGTAGCAATGGCAGTAACTCCTGAAGAGAAACAAGCTATAATGGATGAGGTTATAGCAATGTTTGAGCCAAGACTAAAAGCATTAGAAGATGCAATATTAGTAAGTCAAGCAGCATCAAGTGAATTACAAGGTAAGTTTAGTGAGTTTGGTAAGTTATTAGATTTACCAACTAATGAGCCTACAAAAGTAGTAGATAGTAAATTTCAAAGTAAACTAAATAAAATCAAACAATTTAACAAATAAAAATAAAATCAAATGGCAAATGGATATGATGTTTCCGCTTTAGGAAGCTATACAAAACAAGACGCAAATTCTCTTATTTATAAGATAATAGCAGGCGGTCAAACTGCTTCATTAATGACTGTACAAACAGGTGTAAAATCTGCTGAAACTATTAACATTGTTGCTGCTCGTGCTGTATGGCAAGCAGGTGGTGCTTGTGGTTTTACTGCATCAGGTGATACTACTTTCTCTCAAAGAACTATCACTATCGGTAAAGTTACCGCTCAATTAAAATGGTGTGAAGCTGATTTGGAAGCTAAGTATTTACAAGGTGCTTTGAAAGCAGGTAGTCAATATGACATGCTTACTTTCGAACAACAAATCGTAGGAGATGTTTTACAAAACATTATCAAAGATAAAGAAAGAGCAATTTGGCAAGGTGATACTACTTCAACAAGTGCTTACTTAAACAAGTTTGATGGTTTAATTAAAATTATCGGTGCTGCTTCAGGTGTTAATTCAGCTACTACTGTAACATGGTCAGTTGCTAACTCTCGTACTGCGGTACAAAACGTATTGACTGCTATGACTGATGATATGTTAGCTAACCCTAATATGAAGATATTTATCGGTACTGCTGAAGCACGTGATTATAGATTGAAATTAGGTATTGATAATCTTTACCACTTAACTGGCGCCGATGCTAAGTTATATGCTGAGAATTCAGATATTGAAATCGTACCGGTAATTGGTTTATCAGGAACTAAGAAACTTTATGCAATGTCTACTGAGAACATGTATTTAGGTTGTGATTTACTTAATGAAGAGGAGAAATTAGATTTATTCTTTGCTAAGGAAGCAGACGAAATCAGAATGAATTGCAAATTTAAATTAGGTGTTCAAGTAGCATTCCCTGATTTAATTGTTAAGCAAATCAACTCTTAATAAAACTTAATAGGGGAGAATAAAACCTCCCCTTTTTTATAACAAATAAAATTATAATTAATTATGGCATGTGTATTAAATAGCGGTATAACCAAAGCCTGTAGAGATGCAGCACCTGGTCTTACTACCGTATATGTAACTGAGTTCAGCAATTATACTCAAGGTACAATTACATCTGCTTCAGGTATTATAACTAACTCAACTTCATTCTTAAGTACAGGTAAAAAGTTTTGGACTTATGAATTAGAAATGGGTGTTGGTTCTGAAGTAGAAAATATCAATCCTGATAGCAAGACAGGAACATTAGCAATAGCGCAAAACTTGAATTTTTATATTCCTAAAAAACAGGCATCTATTGCACAACAAGTAATGTTATTAGCACAACAAGATTTACTATTTATCGTTAAGGATAGAAATGGTAAATATCGTTTATTAGGTCAAGAGTTCGGAATGAGAATGATAGCATCAACTGCGCCATCAGGTATTGCAGGAAATGAGCAATCAGGCTATGTATTAGCTTTCTCAGGTGAGGAAAGAGTATTAGCAAATGAAGTACCAAGTAGTTTAATTACTGCATTGACTACTGCTGCATAATTTTCCATGCTCTATATATAATCAGACTAACCCTGTAAGGTTAGTCTTTTTTATTTTAAAAACTTTCTAAAAATTGTAATTTAATATTAATGCTATATCTAATTACAGGCGGAAATACAATTACAGTTACATTAACGGAGAAAGTTACAATAGCTAATCCGCAATTTGTATTTGTATTCGTTAATGATAATACCGGTAAGAAATTCGCTTGTACCTCAACAGATATAAGTCCTAATACAGATAGATATAATCAGTTTGACATTTCATTACTTACAACAACACCTAATCCATTATTAGCTGAGGTTGAATTTGATGATTATGGATTCTATCATTATTACATTTATCAAATAGTTGATGCAACTACATTCAACTATGCAACAATAAATACAACAGATTTAAGAACATTAACAGGTTTAGTTGAAACAGGAAAGGCTTATTGGTCCGCTCCTGCAATCGTAAACTATTATTATAAAGACATTAGAACATCCATTGTAACCTATGGCCAATAGTGAAATAGTAGGCAATTTGCTGAAAATAGAATTTGAAAATAATACATTGCCAGTTGTGGCAGTGAAATCAAATAAGCCTTATTTATTTTGGGGTGTTGATAATAACTATCCATCTTACTTATTAGAACTATATAAGCGCAATGCTTATCATGGTGCTATTGTAAAATCAAAGGCTGAGCATATTTATGGTAAGGGCCTATGCTATGATAAGGATGAATTAACAGTTGAAGAGCAGGTACAATACAATAATTTCTTAGCTAAAGCAAATAGATTCGAAGATTGGAATAGTATTTTCAGAAAAAACACAACTCCGTTTGAATTGTTTGATGGTGTTGCATTACAAGTCATTTATACATTCAATGGTAAATGCGAAGTATATGCAATGGAGTTCGCGAAGTTGAGATTAAGTCCGGATGGTAAAACAGTTTTCTATTGTGATAAGTGGATTAATGACGATGGTACAAAGAATATCAATCCTGAAAGACATGATTCATTTAAAGAATATCCGATATTCAATCCACAAATAAGGACAGGAACACAAATATTGTATTTCAAAATGCCAACATTAACTGCATATGAATACGGTGATATTTATCCTGCACCGAACTATTTACAATGTTGCTTAGATATTGAAACAGATATTGAAATAACTAATTTCCATTACTCGAATACTAAGCAAGGATTTAGCGCATCTGCAATGCTATCATTGTTTAATGGTGAGCCTACAGAAGCAGAAAAAAAGAAATATAGTAGATTATTTGAAAATAGATTTACAGGTTCAAGTAATGCCGGTAAGATAATATTTAACTTTGTTAATCAAGGCGGTCAGGAAGCTAAAATAACTTCATTAACTGCTTCTGATTTAGATAAACAATTTGAGATACTTTCTAAGCGTTTACAACAAAATATATTAACAGGTCATAGAGTTGATCCTGCATTAGCTGGTATATTCAGCGACACAATGATTGTAGGAGATAATACTGTTTACTTACAAAAGTACGACAGGTGGATGAAATCATACATTGAACACAGACAAGCGATACATCTTGAGATAATTCACATGATAGGCGAAGTTAATGGAGTTGATTTATCTAAATTAGAAGTAAAACAGAAGGCTCCTGCATCATTGGATTTACCTTATGATACTAACCTATTGACTACATTATTTGATGCTGAAACATTAAAGAAACATTATGCGAAGCAGTTAGGTATTGATATTGCTGAAAGTTCAGAAGTGGAGGTTGCTAAGGGTGAAGTTGAAATGGAGGGAGTGAATGAACATTTAAAGAATATAACTGCAAAGCAATGGATTCATATTAAGCGATTAGTTAGGGAGGTTAGCAATGGCAAAACATCAAAAGATGCTGCTAAGATGCTAATTAAAAATAGCTACGGATTAAAAGATGAAGATATTGAGTTATTATTCAAAAGTCCTGAAAGTACATTCGCTAAGCATAATGAAGATAAGATAATAGAGATGTTTTTAGAATGTGCAATAGATGATAATCCGGATGATGAGATATTAGCTGAGTTTGAAGTAAAGAATGGATTTGAAGCATTAGAGAAAGAAAATAAATTCTTTAAGCATAAATTTGCTAATCCTTATGAAGATTCTGCGAAGTTAGAGAATGCCATTATAGATATGACTTCAGGAAATCCATACATAACACCTGAAGAGATAGCTAAACAATTAGCATTAGATGTAACGGTTATTTATGCTACTATTGAAACAATGAGATTAGCAGGATTATTAAACACTTTAGAGGGTACAATAATGCCAACACCTAAAGCTATCGAAAGAACAATAAATCCTGTTAAAACTGAAATATACACCGTTTACAAGTATATCACTCGTGAAGATGTACCAAGAGCTATAACAGGAAGTAGACCATTCTGTGAGAAACTATTAAGAGCATCAAACAATGGTAAGAGATGGACAAGAGAATCAATAGATAAATTATCTAACGATATGGAGGATAATACAGATGCTTGGGCATATAGAGGTGGTTTTTATACTAACCCTATTGATGGAGAAACTACTCCGTATTGTAGGCACATTTGGAAATCAGTAATTAAAGCAAGAAAGAAATAATGAGTAATTTAATTATATCAGAAAACTATTTAAAAGAGTATACAACCATCAATAATAATGTTGATGTTAAGATAGTAACTCCTGTAATTCAAGAAGCTCAGGTATTCTATATACTGCCTATATTAGGTACTCAATTATATAATCAAATAATATCTCAAGTTGGTAGTAATACTGTTTCAGCAGCTAATATAACTCTATTAGATAATTATGTGGTACCTTGTTTAATGTACTACGTTAAATGCGAGTTAATCCCTGAGATGAAATATAGAATGATGAATAAAGGGGTAATGATTAAGAATAGTGAGAATTCACAACCTGCTGATTTGACTGAGATACAATTCTTAATGGATAGAGCAAAGAATAAAGCAGAAGAGTTAGCCGAAAGGACAACACGATTTTTAAGACATAACTCAAGCACTTATCCATTATACACTGCGAATGCTCAATACGATGAAATTAGACCGAATAGAAACAATTATACTGGCGGTATATTTGTGGGCGATTTAAGAAGCGATGAAGATGACTGCAATATAATTATAGGTAATTATTAATATGGGAGTGCATAAAAAGAATATTAAACTACTTCAACAATACGAAAAATTAAATGCTAACACTAAACCAAATAGTAAAGCTATTCGAGGACAAAAAAACAAACCACGCTCAACTAAGTAGTGGTACATTCATCTTTGATGAGAGTGCTGAATGGGGTGCTGACTTTGAGATAACTTATCCATTGTTTGGTGTAAGGTTACAACCATCAACTCTAAATGGTAACATTCACACGTTTAGTTTTATGTTTGAATTTGTGGACCATGTTCACCAAGACAAATTAAATCAAACAGAAGTATTGAGCGATATGATGTCTATTGCATTAGATATATTCGCACAAATAAAATCTGACTTAGAGGATTACTACGATGCTACAGTAAACATAACAAGTTCGTTTCAGCATGGTATCGGTGTTTATGATGATGATGTAACAGGGTGGCAAATGACTGTATCAGTTGAGCAATTCTTTGATATGAGTACATGCGAAACTCCGAATAGTGGATTGAATGCAGGAGTTGTAAAGATATTAGACCAAAACGGAAATGTAATAGCTACATTGAATCCAAACTCAACTTATACGGTTGAGGTATTACAAGAGATTATACAAACATTAATTGACCCACCTCCGGCAACTATAATACAAACATTAACATAATGGCTACAGTAGAATTAAGATATTCACCTCAAAATACTGCATGGTTTACTGCCAATGCAACAATGGTACTAAAAGCAGGAGAACCTGCCTATCACGAAACAACAGGTTTATTCAAGTTAGGAGATGGTACAACTCAACTAAGTGCTTTGCCATTCTTACCTGCAGGTAGTGGTGGTAGTGGAGTGCCTTATACAGGTGCAACTGGTAATGTAGATTTAGGCGAATATCAAATAAAAGTAGGTCAATTAGAATTAGACCAAAGTCCAACAGGAACTGCAGGTGTAACTATAACACGATGGAATAATACATTAGGTTCAACAGAAACTACTTTAAAGGGTGGTAGTGTTGTACTTAAGAATGGAGTTGATTTAGTTGCAAGGGTAGTTAATAAAGTAGTACCGAATACAACACTAACTAAGGCAGCATATCAAGTTGTTAAGGTTACAGGAGCGCAAGGTCAAAGATTAGCAGTTAATTTAGCACAAGCTAATAACGATAATAACTCAGCAGATACATTAGGAATAGTAACTGAAACTATTGCTACTAATCAAGAGGGTTTTATTATATGTGTTGGTCAGATTGAAAATATAAACACTACAGGTTCATTGCAAGGCGAATCATGGGCCGATGGGGATGTATTATATTTAAGTCCTACAACACCTGGTGCAATAACTAAAGTAAAACCAACAGGAGCAACAGGTCATATAGTAGTGCTTGGTTATGTAGAATACGCTCATCAAAATAATGGTAAAATATATGTAAAGATAATGAATGGATGGGAGTTGGATGAGTTACACAATGTGTATATCAATGCTCCTGCAGATAATGAGATACTTACTTATGAGAATTCTACTTCGTTATGGAAAAATAAAACAGTTACAACTGCATTAGGTTTTACACCATACAACAATACTAATCCAAGTGGATTCATTACTTCAAGTGCATTAACTCCTTATTTAACAAGTTCAAATGCTGCATTGACTTATGTACCTTATACAGGTGCTACAGGTGCAGTTGATTTGGCAACTAACAATTTAACTTGCGGTGATGCGATTATAAAGAAGCCTAAAATAACAGTTGAATTAGTTAATGCTTTAACAGTTGATTTTTACAATAGATATGCAATGAGTATTGATTCAATTACTAATGTTTTAAACTCACCGACCATAACTATTCAAGACGATAATGTGGCTTATACATTAGGCGCAACAATAGCAATAGGTTCTAAAATAACAATAACTGCATCAACTGCTTCGGTAGTTGTATTAAACGCAACAAGGATATAATGAATGAGATTTATATAAAAGCTACTGCTCCTGCATCAAGTCCATTAACAACTGCAAAGTTAATGAAGACAGGACAAACAACATCTTATAGAACTGGCGATGACCCAAACTTAGGTACAGGTAGAGCAACTTCATTTAGTGTACTATCAGCTAATAATCCATTCGGTAATACAAATAGATTTACAGATGAATTAGGCGGTTCAACCTATACTAATAACATTGTAATTGATTGGAGTACTTATGATGGTTCAACTGTATTAGGATGGTATCGATTAAAGAGACCTGCAACAGGTAGTTACACATGGAACCAAGCAATAGACAATGCTTTGACATTTACAATAGGAACTTTTACAAGTGGTTGGAAATTAGCTAACATGATGGAATATTTAAGTTTGGTTAATTGGGGTAATACACCTGCAAATAAAATAAATTATGCGCCATTTAGTTTAGTAGGTGATTTTTGGAGTTCAACAACCGATGCTAATAATACCGCTAATGCTTTTTATTTAATCAATTCAAGTACATTGCATGTATTTACCACCGGTAAAACTGCAGGGATTAATTCACTATTCAATCGAGTATTCACAGTAACAGGAACAACTTTATCTTAATAATATGCCAACTTATAAATTTCCAGAATTTAATTTAGAAATAATTAATCCAACAGTTACAGTATTAACTGTGCATGACAATATCATAACAAAAGAATGTAATACTGATATTATATTAGTAACTGATACTGCTTCATTCGGTATTAACTTTACAGGTTTTACTTATGTATCAGATTGGAATGACAATGATATAATTAATTGGGTAGATAATGAATTAACTAAATATGAAATATAATGGCTCAAACAACTAAATATATTAAGCTAACAGGTAGCTTTACAAGACCTGATAATGAAACTGAATATGCAACAGGCGATGTTATAGGTACATCACCTGCTTCATTAATTGAGTTTACAAGCGATGGTGTAAACATAAATAGTGGTCAATCATTGAAGGTTGAATCAGCAAAAGTATTCACTAATAATACAACTACATTAGATTGTTATTTACATTTATTAGATGCTGAACAAACTGCTATTGCAGACAATGTAGCAGATACTATTTTATTTGCAAATAAAGCTAATTTAATAGGTTCTATCTCATTGTCATTAATAAGTGCTGAAGATTGTGCCTATGGAGTTGTTAATTCGCCTTTATTTGTAAAAACCGATGCTAATAATATTTATGGTTACATTACTTTAGGTGGCGAAACTTATATACCTGTTGCTGAACAGGAGTTTTATGTTGAATTATTATGCGCTTTAATCGATGGCTAATCAAATGAAATTAAATATACCTGAAGTTTACAAAGTAGTTATAGGTGCTTTAATACTTGCATCTATGTGGTATGATTTAAAAACTGATTTTGAAGTACATGTCAAATCACATGAATTAATTGAATACCGAATAAACGAAATTGAATATAAACTTGGTTTAAAATCATTAGCTATTATACCTGAAAAGCCTGAATTAAAAGATGAGGATAAGTAAACATATATCAATAGAGGAAGCGACATTAAGTCCTACAGGATTAAGATTAGGAATAGATAATACACCTAATGAAGATGTATTAGTTAATATGAAGTTAGTTGCTGAGAGATGCTTTGAGCCTATTAGAAATTGGTATGGTAGACCTATTAAGGTTAATTCATTTTATAGATGTGAGGCTCTTAATCGTGCGGTAGGTTCAAAAAGTGCTACATCTCAACACGTTCAAGGCAAAGCCATTGATATAAGTACAGGAACTAAAGCCGGTAATAAATTGATTTATGAATGGGCAAAGAACAATCTTATCTTCGACCAACTAATTAATGAATATGATTATTCATGGGTGCATATTAGCTACAATAAAAACAATAACAGAAACCAAACACTAATAATAACATAAAATGCCATTACCTAAAGTATTAACAGGACTATTCTCAGGGGGTGCTTCTAAGATAGTTGATAGCGTTAAAGGAGTGATAAGTGAATTTCATTTGTCTCCTGCTGATAAACTCAAAGCAGAACAGGCTATATTGGAAGCTACTAATAAGCATATTCAAACAATGGAGCAGGAGTTCACTAAGCAGTTTGAAATCCAAATGAAAGAAATGGATTCGGCCCGTAAGCGTGAAATAGACATTGCAACAAGTGATAAGGCTCCATTATTAAATAAGATAATCACTCCGGTATTAGCAATGCTGATATTAGGAAGTACGTTTATATTTTGGTACATTATAATATTTAAAGATATTAATAAAGAAAAAGAAGTTTTAATTAGTGGCATTATAGGTTCACTAACAACCGTATCAATGGGAGTTGTAGGTTATTATTTTGGTAGTTCTATCGGTTCGGCAAATAAGCAAAGTCAAATCGATAAGTACATCAATAAATGAGACCAGTAAGCATTAAAAGTCAGTTAGTAATTGACTACATTAAAAAGTTTCCAAACACTCCTAATCTAACATTAGCAAAGAAAATTTATAAAGAAAATACAACATCATTTACAAATGTAGATAATGTCAGAAGTATCATAAGAACTTACACTGGTAATAATGGAAAAAAAAATGCTAAGAAAGTAAGAAACAAAGAATTGTTTACACCTCCCAAACCATTGAATCCGTTTAATCTACCTGAAAGTTATGCAAATGATTATACCGCTTATGAAATAAAGCAATCTAAAGTATTAATATTATCAGATTTACATTTTCCTTATCAAGATAATAAAGCTATTGAATTGGCCTTAAATTATGGGTTAGATAAGAAAGCTAATTGTATCTTAATCAATGGGGACCTTTTGGACCTACCAAATTGTTCACGACATGAGAAAGATTGGAGAATGAGGTCAGTTAATGATGAATTTGATGCAGTTAGGCAGTTTTTAGTTTCTTTACGCAAAGCATTTCCTAATGCTAAGATAGTTTACAAGCATGGCAATCACGATGAAAGATGGGAGAAATACTTATATGTCAAAGCACCTGAGTTATTTGATGTATCAGATTTTCAATTAGAAATATTATTGAAATTAGGCGAATTAAAGATTGAAACAGTTAAGGATAAAAGACCGATTAAGATAGGCAAATTAACTGCCTTGCATGGTCATGAGTTAGCAGGTGGAGCAGGTGGAGTTAATCCGGCACGAAGCACATTTCTTAAAACATTAGATAATGTAATTGTAGGCCATTACCATAAGACTTCAACTAATACAGAAACTACAATGACAGGCAATGTTATTAGTGTACATTCAACAGGTTGCTTATGTGGTTTGAATCCATTGTATATGCCAATAAATAAACACAATTTAGGCTTTGCTTATGTTGAATTGGATATTAAAACAGGTAACTATAATTTACAGAATTTAAAAGTAATTAAAGGCAAAGTATATTGATTTTTAAATTTAGGATATACGATAAACATGAGACTATTACATTTGACCAAGAGGGTGTAATAGTTAAGCCATTTGATGACTGGGTAACTTTTACATTTGTTATTGATGTGAACGAAATTAGAATAACTGCTTTCAGGTCTTATGTATTGTTTACAGAAGATAACACACCGATTGAATGTACTAAAGTGTTTTTAAATGATGGATCATTTGTATTCGCTACGAACAAAATTGATACATTTGAGAAGAATTATCGAGATGGTTATTTGAATCTTTTTGAAGTTGTAAAGCTATCTTCAAATGAATAATATATCCTATTAAATCGCCTAAAGTATCTTCTGTTTTATCAGTAATACCTACCTGTTTAATCCTATTTAGTTTATCATCAATCCTTGCTAATATACCATCAATGTTATTGCCTTTGTGGAATATAGAAATCGGATTTTGTAGGGAGTTGTTATAATCAATGTTCTTTTGAATTAACTGCTCTTTAATAGCATCACATTGCTCGGCTAATAGCTTGTTTATTTTCTCCATTAATAATAAAGTAAAGTGTGTAAAGAATCACCTTTTAGGATTTCTTTTGCTCGGATAGCTTGTTTAAGTAGCAATTCATTATCCATTTTTAGCCTTGTTATCTCGTTTTTTAGTTGTGTTTGTTGGTTGTTATGGTAGATAAATTGAGCCATAACTAAGATAAATGCTGCTATAATATATTTCATTTTACAAATATAATAAATATAATTTAAAAATAAATAGCTTGATAATCAATCAGTTACATAAAAAAGTAAAAATAATTTGCAATATATAAATATAAATATATATATTTGTATAACGAAAACAATTAAAAACAAAAAACAATGACAACAATTACTTTAAAAAAAGCATCTGATTTAAAAAGTGGAGAATTAGTTAAATTAAAAAATATGTATAGAAATATATGGAAAATTAGTAAAAATGATTTAACTGTTATTATAACAAGCAATAGTGAGGTAGAATATATTTTAAATCCAAATGAAATAGTAAAAACATTAGAAAAAAAATAACAAACAAAAAGAGGAGCAGCATCCTACACTGCATAACAATATGAAAACAGTAAATTTTAAACAAACAGGTTACGGACAATGGAGTGCATCAACTGAGTATTATGGAAAAACAATTAGCATACATTTTACCGATGCTCCAACTTATGACTTAATTACAAGTCAGGAACGTGGCTATAAAAAAGCAATCAAATCATTAAGAGAATCAATAATTAATAAAAACAAATAACAATATGAGTAAAAAGAAAACATCATGGCAAATTAGCGAGGCTACATTTGACAAAGTAAAACAACAAGCTACTAAAGATAAAGTAGCTATTCAAGTCAAAGCAGAACAATTAATACTAATTGCATTGGAGGGCAAATCAAAATGATACAAGCATTAATCGAATTATTATTATTGATATTATTATGCTTACTTGGTGGATTAACTCTTGGGTGCATAGTTAATATGGTAGTTAATCAAAAACCTAAAAAACCAACATCTTATGAGAACTGGAAAAAAAGCAGAAGATAGTATCATGTGGCCATCTAATATGACTATTGAATTAACAGATGAGCAAATTGAAACATTAGTTAATTACAGAAATAATTTAGATAGTAGAATGATTAACAACGAAGATAAGACTAATCATAAATGGGCATTATTTCACGAATCACAACAAATAACTAAATTTATCAATGAATACCGCAAACGTAACAACCGCAAAAGAGAAATCTATTTATTTAATTCAGAAGTTTAGATACATCCTTGAATGCGATAATAATGAGTATTTTAAAGAATGTTTATTAATTTGCATAGATGAAATTCTAACAGAATTAGAGGGTACAGATAGATATAAATATTGGAAAAAAGTAAAATCAGATATAAAGAATTATGAATATAAAAGGTAAAATAAAACACATCGGCGAAACTGTAGCAGTTTCCGATAAGTTCAAAAAAAGAGAAATAGTAGTAACTATTGATGCTGACACAAAGTATCCGCAGCATGTAACATTCCAAGTCTCCCAAGACAAGTGCGAATCACTAAATAACTTTATAGTAGGTTATGAGGTTAGTGTTGAGTTCAACCTGAAAGGTAGAGAATGGAATGGTAAATACTTCAATACTTTAGAAGCATGGAAGATAGTTATAACTGATGCTTCGGCTAATAATGATTATGTTGAGACATCGGCTAAGTATAACCCGGCAGCTAAAATTAAAATTGATGAAATAAATGATTTGCCGTTTTAAAAAAAATTATTAATTTTGTCATATTCAACCGCCATGAATCAAACTAATTTTAAACATTGCCCTTTATTCTCTATGCTTTACTTGGCGGTTGGCATTCAGAATAGAGGGCTTTATATTTTATAAAAATGAAACAATTATTAGAGTTCCAAAGGAAAGTAAATGCGATTAAAAAGGATGGTAAGAATCCACATTTTAAAAGCACTTATGCAACATTAACACAAATCTTATCAGAAGTAAAGCCAATACTTTCAGATTTAGGTTTGGTATTATTACAACCGATTAAGGATGGCAAAGTAGGTACAATACTACTCGATGAATCCGGCAAAGAAATCGCTACAAGTTATATTGATTTGCCTACAGGATTGAACCCACAACAGATGGGTAGTGCTATAACTTATTTCCGTAGATATACATTAGCATCTTTATTATCATTAGAAATTGAAGATGACGATGCTAATATGACTATTAAGCCATCCAAACCTACATTAAGTCCTGAGCAATTTGAATCTATGATTAAGGCAATTAATGAGGGTAAAAAGAATCATGTAATAGCATCAATGGATAAATATACTATTGATAGTAAGTATAAACAATTATTAGATGTAGCAATTAAAAACAATTAAACATGACAACACCACAAGAATTAAACGAATTTCTATTATCAATAGATGAAGATTGGTCTAATATTAACACATTAGATGCAGGAGCAGCAATGTTACAAATGGCTAAAATAATAGGTAAACTACAGGCTAAGGTTAGCATATTAGCTATAGAATTAGAAGTAAATAATAATCTAAACAACAAAAAACAATGAAAAAATCAATGTATCAAATCCAATCAGAGTATCAGCAAATCGCTGATGCTTTAACAACTGGAGAATTAACTCCTGAGTTAGAACAGGCTTTAGCTATTGCTGAGCATGAATTAGAAGTAAAATCTGTTAATTATTCTTTTGTAATTAAAGATATTAACGATGAAATTTCTATTATCAATGCTGAGATAGATAGACTTAAAGACCTTAAGAAAGTTCGTGAGAATGCACTTGAAAGGCTTAAAACTAACATTAGCAATGCTATGCAACTATTCCAAGTAGATGAAATCAAAACTCCTTTAATTAAAATTAACTTTAGAAAGTCAGAAGCAGTTGAGGTTGACAATATGGCTCTATTAGATGCTAAGTTTCTAAATGAGAAAGTAACTATAACACCGGATAAAATGGCAATTAAAGAAGCTATTAAGAATGGCGAAGATGTTAATGGTGCAAGGTTAGTAATCAATAATAATATACAGATAAAATGACCGAATTAGAAAAATCAGAAAGAGCCTTATTAATCTTCTGCGCTCATGCTTTAACCATGTCAGATGAATATACACGTTTTTTAGGGCAGTTTAAATTCCAAGAAAAACAGAAGTTTAACGCTTTGAAATTTGCATGCGAAGAGTTTGTAAAAACCATTTATAAAAATTTAGATGACCATAAACTTCAGCAAGTCAAGGACTTAAATGATATGATGTGTGACTTTTACTATTCATTAATCAATGGTGAGGAGATTGAGATTGTAAGAAATAACGCTTAACGGATTGAGATGGCCCTATACTCCTTATATAATTTTTTTTAAAGGTGTGTTTTTAAAGTTGAAAAATACCAATGTGAAAGCGTTAATGTGTTGTAACCTTTATAGTTCTAAGGACACAAAGCGAAAAACAATCCGTTATTAATCCGTTAAATGCGTTATTTAATTTAAGTAATTAATTTATTATATTTGTAAAATAGTTAATGAGTAGTGGCTCATAAAATTAACTAAAGAATTTTACCCTATTCCCTGAGATGCCACTACATCGAGGGGTGTAGGGTTTTTTATTATGATAACTATATTTAAAAATTTAGCACAAACAAATACTCCTTTCTTTAGAGATATTGACTTTGTATTGGAACGAATCAAATCCGGTAAGTCAAAGGAACTGGTTGAACAAGTTAGGCAACAAAGCAATAAAGATGAGTTTAAAAAACAACTACCTGCTATCTGTTTTAGTGGTACATTCTCAAAGCGAAACGATGCTGCTATATTAGAACATTCAGGTTACATTTGCCTTGACTTTGACAAATACGAATCATTAGAATTATTAAATGAAGATAGGGATAAACTAATAGTTGATAAATATACCTTTGCTTTATTTATTAGTCCTTCAGGTAATGGTTTAAAATTAATTGTTAAGATACCTAAAGACATTGAAAACCATAAAAAGTATTTTGATGCTTTAGAGAAATATTATAACAATACTCATTTTGATACCACATCTAAAAACATTAGCCGGATATGTTTTGAATCTTATGATAGCAACATCTTTATAAATAAGAACTCAAAAGAATGGGATGCTAAGGAAGATTTTATTGAATATGACTATCGAGAACAGGCACCAATAGTAAAGTTAGATAATGAATCAGAAATAATTAAAAGGCTTTATAAATGGTTCTGTAAGTCTTATGATATGAATATTGGTAAAAGAAACAATAATCTATTTATACTTGCAAGTTCATTTAATGATTATGGTGTATCAGAAGTAGAATGTATTAGGTTTTCTTTGCAGTTTGAGCAAAAGGATTTTAGTAGAAATGAGATAGAAAAAACCATCCGCTCAGCATATTCTAAAGGTAAGGCTAATTTTGGTATGAAGTATTTTGAAGATACTGAGAAACTTAATGACATTAAGAAATCTATTAAAACAGGAACAACTGAGAAAGAAATATTAATTAAATATCCTGGTATTGATATTAATGTACTTAATGATATTACTGAAACAATTAATCAACAGAACTTTTGGAAATACAATAAGAAAGGGAATGTTATATTAGATAATTTACTTTATAAGAATTGGCTTGAATCTAATGGCTTTTATAAATATTATCCTGAGAACTCCGAATCATTTATATTTATTAAAGTAACTAATAACCTTATTGATAATACTACAGAAGTAAAAATTAAAGATTATGTATTAGCGGACCTATTAAAGAACAAAGAACATAGAGTTTATGAATACATGGCTTCTAATCCCAAGTATTTTAAAGAGGATTATTTAAACTTACTGGCTGAAACTAATATACATTTCAAAGAAGATACCATTGATACTGCATACATTTATTTTAAAAACAAGGCAGTTAAGGTAACATCTGATAAATTTGAACTTATTGATTATATTGATTTGGATGGATTTGTTTGGAATAAACACATAATAGATTTTGATTTTAAAGTAACTGAAAATATTAATTGTGATTTCAGCAAGTTTATTGACTTAATATCGAATAACGATAGTAACAAGGTTAATTCAATTACATCTACATTAGGCTATCTTATGCACTCATTTAAGACATCAGCCAATAATAAAGCAGTTATTTTAAATGATGAAACAATAAGCGAGAATCCGAATGGTGGAAGTGGTAAGGGTATATTTTGGAATGCACTATCTAAAGTAAAAAGGGTTGCTGATATTAATGGTAAGTCATTTAGTTTTGAGAAATCATTTCCATATCAAACTGTTTCAGCTGATACTCAAATATTAGTGTTTGACGATGTACAAAAGAACTTTAAATTTGAAAATCTATTTAGTGTTATTACCGAGGGTATCACATTAGAAAAAAAGAATAAAGATGCAATAAAGATACCGGTATCAAAAAGTCCTAAAATTATAATAACTACTAACTATACTGTAGGAGGTGTTGGTGGCTCATTTGAACGTAGGAAATGGGAGATTGAATTTAGCAGTCATTTTAGTTCTAAACATACACCATTAAACGAATTTGGCAGGATGTTGTTTGACGAATGGGATTATAATGAATGGCTTAAGTTTTATAATTATATGCTAATGTGTATTAGAATGTATTTAACGAATGGCTTAATATCATTTGATTATAAGAATTTAGAGATAAGGAAATTCATTAAAGAAACATCGTTTGAGTTTTACGAATGGGCGAATTTTGAAACAATTAAAGAGGGAGAAAGGTTAAATAAAAATATGTTATTTAATGTGTTTTTAGAAGAGTATCCTGACTTTAAAAAGTATAATTTATCTCAAAAGAGATTCTGGTCATGGGTTGATAAATATGCTACATTTTACAAATTAGAAGTTAATAAAGGCCAAGATTCAATGGGCCAAAGATTCATTCAAATAATTAATCCAAATGAAAATAATACGGATATACTTTAGCCAAGATGTAACTCTTGTAGATTATGAGTTAAATGGTCATTTTAATACTATGCCTTTGAAATTATTTAAGAAATATTATAAGATATGATAAAAATAGGAAGTGATTTTAGCGGTGTTGGTGCATTTAACCAAGCAGTAATTAGATTAGGTATTGAATATAAAGAACTATTTGCATGTGATATGGATAAATATGCAAGGCAGACTTTTATTCATAATTATGGTGAGCCTGAATATTATCCGACTAATGTTTATGATAGGGAAATACCTAATGAATCATTGGATATTTATATGACATCTCCCCCTTGTCAAGCATTCTCATTAGCCGGTAAACGATTAGGTAAGGAAGATAAAAGAGGTATTTTATTCTTTAATAGCCATGAATTTATACAAAAGAACAAACCGAGATATTTTATATTTGAGAATGTAAAAGGTTTGTTATCAGATAATGGAGGTAAGACATTTAGTGAATGGGTTAATTTATTAGGTGGTAAATCAATAAATGGTAATCCTGTTATATTTCCTTATGAGGATGCAGTACCTTATCATTTGTATTATAAAGTATTAAATGCTAAACATCACGGAGTACCACAAAATAGAGAAAGAGTTTTTTTAATAGGTATTAGAGATGATGAAGACAATAACTTTAGGTTTCCTGTTGAAGAGCAATTAACTAAAATATTAAAGGATGTACTGGAGGATAATGTGGATGATAAGTATTTTTTAAGTGAAAAGATGATAAGTTATTTAGAAAATAGAAGTGATAATTTTAATAATGGTAAAATAAATTATAGAACAGAAAATGATTATGCAACTACAATAACAAAGTCAAATTCAAGTTTAGATATTAGTGATAATATTATTAAAATTGAATACAATGATAAAAGATTAAATCAAACAATAGAAAAAAACGATTTACCAAGTGGATACCCAATGATGTTAGATACTTATAATCAATCAATACATGAAGAGTGTCCAACATTAAAAGCAAGACATGCACAAAATAATGACCGTAAACTTTGGGATGGTTACAAAATCCGCAGACTTACACCTCGTGAATGTTTTAGACTTATGGACTTTCCTGATAGTTTTACTTGGCCTGTATCAGATAGTCAAGCATATAAACAAGCAGGTAATTCAATAGTAGTTAATGTACTTTATAAAATAATTAAGAATTTAAAATTATGAAACAATCAATCAAAGTATTACAGGACCTTATATGGCAGTTGGAATGTATTAAATATCCACGAATGCCTAAGGAATATATACCTAAGCCGACTTACTCAGATAAGACTGCTAATGGTTTAACAAAGTGTATAATACATTTTGTAAAAGCAAATGGATATCAAGCCGAAAGAATATCTAATACCGGTAGGTATATTGATAATTCTAAGATAGTAACTGATTCAATGGGATTTCAGAAACGAATAGGCTCAGGGCAATATATTAAAGGTACAGGAACTAATGGTACTGCTGATATTAGTGCTATTATAAAAACAATTAAAGGAACTGTAATTCCTTGGAAAATTGAAGTAAAAATTGGTAAAGATAGGCAGTCAGAAGCACAAAAAAAATATCAAAAAGATATTGAGAATGTTGGTGGAATATATACTATAGTTAAAGATTTTGATGAATTTATACATCAATATACTTGGATAATTGAAAATAAATAGTTATATTTGTATCGCTTATCCGATATGAAAACATTAATAAAATCCAATCCTTTGCATTGCCTTTTGCTAATTCTTAGCAGTCGGATAAGCCTTTGCATTGGGTTGGTATTTTTTTTATGTATAAAATATGTAAAATATGTTTAATTGAATTTAAAGTAAAGCCATCTCATTTTAAAAAAAGAATTTGTTGTTCTAAAAAATGTCAAAATTTAAATCAAAAAAATAAAATTGGTATTTTAAATAATAATTATAAAGGAGGTCCAAAAAATCAAATTTGTAATTTTTGTAACAATAATTTTATTCCAAATAATATATATTATAAAAGAAAATATTGTTCTATTGTATGTTCTATAAAATCTAAAACTGGATTAAAAAGAGAATTGCATATAAATACTTTAAAATATATAGAATTAAAAAAAATAAAAGGATTAAACAATCCTAAAAAAAAATGTAAATGTGGAAATATTAAAGATATAAAATCTAAAAATTGTGTTAATTGTTATAGAGAATCAATAAAAAAAATAGGTTTTTGTAAAATATGTAATATAAAATTTATTAAAAAACATTGTTCTAATAAATTTTGTTCAAAAAATTGTCATACAAAATTTAAAAAATTATTTTTTTTATCAAATAATAATCCAAATTGGAAGGGTGGATTAATGAATGAAAATAAAAAAGAAAGACAATCTGATAAATATAAAGAATGGAGAACAAATGTATTTTTAAGAGATAATTATACTTGTCAAGAATGTAAACAAATAGGTGGAAATTTACATGCTCATCATATTAAATCATTTTCTAAATATATAGATTTAAGATATAATATAGATAATGGATTAACTTTATGTTTTAATTGTCATAAAAAATTACATAAAAACATGAATTTCTATAAAAAATTTATTGAAACTAATTAAAATTTTGTAATATTGTACTCGTGAATATAAACACGATAGTAAGTAATCAAAAATACATTAATGTATGTAAGAAAATTACACCGAGTTTATGGCAGGACCTTTGGCAGGAATCAGTATTAGAAATTCTTAAAATTGATAAAAACAAGTTACATGATGCGTATATTAATGACTATTTGGATTTTTACATTATTAAAGTTATTACAGGTGTTTGGCGGAATAGAGGACGAGTAAAGAGTTACAAGTCAGGAACTACATCACCTCTATATTACTTTACTAATTATAATAAAGATGAATTTAATGATCCGATATATTATGAGATTAATAAAGAATGTAATACTCAAATTAAGTTTTTAGAGAATATTTATCATGATGAAATTGATACATTTTATATCAAAGCAAAGAAAATAATAATAAATGATTGTAACTCAGAAGATATGGATGTAAGGTATAGGGCAAGAGTGTTTAATTATTCTAATGGTAATCCTGCGGAACTTGAGATAAAAGGTTATGCAATATGCCGGAATGCAAGGGAGTTTTCAATAAGTTCAGGGATTAAATATAGTGCATTGATTAAGACTTGTAATGAATATAAAGAAACATTAAAGAATAAATTATATAGCGTAGTCTATGAATGATGAAAAAATAGTAACTATTCACATTGATGAATATTTAGACTTAAAAGAAACAATTAAATTATTAGAGCAAACATTAGAAGCATATAAACATCAAGTAAAATTATTAACTAAAAATCAGCGCAAATGGTATCATTTATTTTAATAGCAGCATTTAGTTTTTGGTTTGCTGAATTGTCTACAGTACCTCAACAGATAGTTATATTCTTTGATTGCAAACGAATAAGACCATTCGATTGCACCAAGTGTTTATCATTTTGGGTTGCATTGTTTTATGGTTTACTTTATTATCAGGTGCATTTAGTTATATTATATGCTGGACTAACTTCGTTATTCGCAATTATATTTTCAAGAATCTATTATAAACTATTATCATAATGACACCAAAAGAAAAGGCAGAAGAGTTGTATAATAAGTATTTTTTATTACAAGAAAATGCAACAGATGAAAAAGATAATTTATTTATTATTGCATTAAATAAAGGTTTAGCCAAAAAATGTGCTTTAATAGCAGTTGATGAAGTATTAAAAGAAGAGTTTTTTTGGTTACAAGAAGTAGGTGCTAAGAAATCAGAATCAGAATGGCAACAAGTTAAACAAGAAATAAACAATTTATGACACAACAAGAAGCAATACAAGTATTCATTAAACATTCGCAATTCTTTGAATTATACATTAGGGAGATGTATGTACCGAGAGCGTGTGAAAGTATTATGGATGAAATTATAGGCGCATACAAAGTATTCAATCCAACATACAGAAACGACTGCTCAGGTTGTGGCATGGCAATGCTTATGGATTGTAATAGAATAAGATTAGCTAATATGCCTAAGGCTGAAACTACTCAACATCAATTCCCTAAACATAAGAAACGTAAATAATATAGTCAAGTGGTGTAAATAGGTTAAAATCTATAATAAGTAGAACATTCCTTAAGGAGATGCAGGTTTGAATCCTGCCTTGACTACTAAAACAAACTGAACATGAAAATACTACTTGTCCATAATTTTCAATTAAATGAACATGGCGATAGGAAATACAATGCTGTATCTTACTATCGGATGCTGAAACCAAACATTGTACTACATAGGCTTTATGAAGATATTGAGTTTACTGAGATACCTATGTTTAACGATGCAGTTGAGGATAGTTTCTTACAGGAATTTAACCTGGTGTTATTCTGTAGGCACATTGATAATCCTGAACATACCGCTCAAAGATTAAACAAGTTAGGAATTAAGTTTGGATTAGACGAAGATGATTATTGGTTTTTACCGGATAATCACATCTTATATCCGCATTATATTCAACATCAAATACCTAAACTAATCATTGATTCAATAAAAGTTGCTCACTTCGTTACTTGCACAACTCCTTATTTAGCTGACAAGGTTAAAGAAATAAATCCGAATGTTTATATTATTGAGAATGGTATTGATACTCACGATGAAGTTTGGAAGCCTAACAAGTCAGAAGCTAAACGCATTAGATTTGCGTTTACTCAAGGTGTTACTCATATTCACGATATTGGTTTAATATCCGACAAAGTAGCTCAATCATTATACGATGTTAAGTTCTATTCTAAAGGGCAAATCATTCTAACTGGCTTTAATGCTGAGCCTAATCAGGAATCTATATACATCGGTTATGAGCGAATGCTTACAGATAGCTTAAAGACATTAGAGAAATACGAGCCTATCTATTGTGACCAACTGAAACGACTTATCACTCCTAAAGAAATAAACAAACCATACCGGAGAATAGAAGCGATGGATGTGTTTGATTTTCCGGAGGTTTACAACCACATAGACATCTCAGTTATTCCTTTGCAGGATAATGAGTTTAACTCTTGTAAATCAGAACTTAAACTAATTGAAGCAGGTTTCAAAGATTGCGCTGCAATGGTTTCAAATGTCAAACCTTATACGTTAGTAGCTAATAAACAAAACTCTTTCTTACTTTCTGAAAAAAACTTCTTTGAATGGCAAAGATATATTTTAAACAATCCATCAATAGTTACTGATAAGGCTCAACAATTAAAGGAGGATGTTAAAAAATATTCATTAGATTTGCTTTCAGAAAAAAGGTACGAAATTTATAAAAATTTTGTAATTTAATATTATATGCCTACACCATCCGCAAAAGAATCAAAGCCTGAGTTTATATCTCGATGTATGGGTTTTCCTGATATGCAGGAATATGATACCGAACAAAGATATGCTATTTGTCAATCTAAATGGTCCGAAGCAAAGATGGCTAAGATTAGCAAATATGCTGATTCTTATACTGATTATCCGGAGGGAGCAACTAATAACGCTAAACGTGCTTTAGCTTGGGTTGATAAACATGGATGGGGAAGTTGTGGCGAAGCTACAGGAAAGGCAAGAGCAAATCAATTAGCTAAACGTGAACCAATAAGTAGAGATACAATAGCAAGGATGGCATCGTTTAAGAGACATCAACAACATAAAGATGTACCTTATTCAGAGGGTTGTGGTGGTTTGATGTGGGATGCTTGGGGCGGAGATGCAGGAATAAACTGGGCAATTAGAAAATTAAAAGAGATTGATGGAGAAAATAAATAAGATATTAAAGTTCGCCATAATAAAAGTATCTTTTGATTATGATGGGGTTATTTCAACCGAAGCAGGTAAGCTAAAAGCTAAGAAACTAATAGCTAATGGTGATACTTGTTATATTATTTCAGCAAGGAGAAACAAAGCGGATTTATTAGGTGCTGCTAATGCAGTTGGTATTCCTGAACACAATGTATATGCTACAGGTTCAAATGAAGCAAAGGTAGCTAAAGTAAAATCATTAAATATAGATATTCATTACGATAATAATCCAGATGTTGTTAAGGCATTAGGACCTATCGGTAAATTATTTAACGCATGATAACACCTGAGGAGTTTTTAAAATGTGAATTAGAATGGGGTATCTCAGCAACTAATGAAGCATTCACTGATTTAGCTAAAGCTACAGTTAGCCAACTAAACATACCTTTCAAAACTGTTTTAGACTTTGGAGCAGGTACTGGTGTTTATGGCGAAGCATATCGCAAGGCAGGTTATGAGACTTATGCCTATGAGATTTGGGATGCTCATAAGAATTATATTAAAAGTAATTTTCCTGAATTAAATATAATAGACAAGCCAATAACTACCGACTTAATGAACTTCATTGAAGTAGCAGAACACATGACTGATAAAGAATTAAACTCATTATTCAAGTCAATAAAACCTAACTACATCTTATTTAGTTCAACATCAAATAAAACCGATTGGGATGCAGATTGGGGACATATCAATGTAAAGGAACAATCAGAATGGATTGAATATTTTACTAAGATAGGTTATACATTAATTCAAGAGTTAAACTATCCGACTAATTATACTAAACTATGGCAAAGGATAAACAGATAAACAACAAACTAAACTTTGGTAAACGTAAGGTAGGTAAACCATTCAAACGTAAGTCGCCAAAGGATAAACAGACTAAACAATACAAAGGACAAGGAAGATGAACGATGAATATCAAATGCAATACTTTTGGAAATGAAATCAGAAGAGTTTATAAAGAATTTACCTATTTGGGCAGATGAATATATTGATGTATGTTTAAACCATACAAAGGAAGTAGCAACAGGCTCAGGTAAGATAGTTAATCAAAGAGAAAGACATATACCTACAATAGCATTCTTTTTGAATATATGGCTTCCTTTTAATAAAAAGGATACAATATCAAGGGACACTTATTATACGTGGTTAAAAAG